AATCGATACCTCGAAGATCGAGCTGCGCCATGCTCGTGGGGTCACCCGAGCCGTTGTCGATCAAAAACAAAATCGTATCGACCCAATCCTCGTTGTTGCCGGTGACGATATCGGCGAGCACGATCGGCAGCGCCAGAATGTTGGTCTTCGACATAGGCATTGACGCATCGCGCAGGCTCGGCACCAGCCCGCGATGGCTTGGCATCAGCGCGCGGGTCTGCGGCGTCGTCCAGAGCGTGATCGATTTCGATTTCGTTTGCTCGTCCATGTTTCAGAACCTCGCGACAAACGAATCCCAGGCGCTATTCCATGGCGGCCACTTGCCGTCGAGGAAGTATTGCGTGTCGTTGGTGGCGATCAGATGATCGGCCGTCGCCTGCATCCCATTCGGCCTGCCGATCCATTGATTGATCGCCGCGCTGGTTTGCAAATCGACTTGCTGTGACGGCGTGAGGGCGGTGCCGCCGATCGCGATGCTATTCAGATTGTTGCAATAGCCGTTGATGTTGGCCTGCGCGGTGTTGCTGACTTTCTGTAGAATGCGATAGCTGCATTCGTTGTTGACGCTGTCGGGCAGCATGTTGCGGACAAAAGTCGGATACGGATAAATCCCGGTGTTGGGATCGGGGATCGGCGCCGGGCCGTGATAATCGATGATCAGATAAGTGCCCGCCCCGTACACCGACCGATCGACGATGGTTTGCTGCTCGTCGGGATGAACGCCAAGCACGACCGTGCCGCCCTTGCAGAAATAGAGCATGATCAACCCTCGATGTAGGAGTTGCCGTTGCCGACGACGTTGCGCGCCGGCGAGAATTGTGCCGAGCCATTCTGAAACGCTGCGGCGTACATATACGAACCGTGCAGAGAGAAGTAATCGCCGGCGGCGCAAGCCGACGTGAGCACTGTGCTGGCATCCATGCCGCCGCCGGTCGAGACCAGGACTCCTTGATTGGCGGTTGAGACGTTGAGCGTGCCTTGTGACAGCCAAGAAAACGCGCTTACGGTCTGCACGCCGATCCAGCCGATCACATTGATCAGCGCGTTGCCGGTAAGATGCAGCGAGCTGGCGCCCCAATGATCGATGCCACGCTGGCCGCACTGTGCGATCCGAGTGCCGCCGCCGTTCCACTGCGGGACGCCGGCGGTGCCGACGCAACTGATTTGCATGATGGCGCCGTGCGCCGCCTGAATGCCGTCGACGTAGGAATTACCCGCGAAGAAATAACCGGGCGTCCCGGGCGCAACATCCAAAAGGCCCCCGATGTCGCTGACGAGCAAAACGGAGGCATGCGCCAGACCAAACGCGAACACCGACGTACCAAATCCATAGACGTTGCGACCGTCCAAGGAGGCATTTTCATCGATGTAGAAGCACGCGCCGTTGAAATTGCACGACGCCACGGTGTCGACTGTTGTTCGGCCGCCGCGAATCATGATGCCGTGGCTCATCGGCGTCGCGGTCAGCCCCGGGCCGGAAACCATGAAATTCCTGATCAAACCAACGCGACCGAGAAGGAACAGCGTAAATCCGGCGGCGAATTTCAGCTCCGTTCTAAACAACGACCGCATGGTCGCGACATTAGTCGCGGTGTCGGCGTTGATGTTCGTTGCGTTTGGCGGATTGTGATAGGTGAACGAGCCGTGAGACGTAGGCACCGAGACGGGAGCGGGTCCGACGATGTTCAACCGGTCGCCGTCCGGATGACTGATGATGACGTTTTGCGTATAGGTCGGATGCGCCAGCGCCGGGGCGGAGGTTGAGCCCTGTAAGCTCAAAGTCAAAAGGCCCTTCATGCCGATGCGACGGCGGCCGAGCCATTCCATTGCAACGATCAGGTCGGCGAAGTCAGCGCCAGCGTTTGGGCCGACGATCTTCGTCAGCGCGGTCTCGATCCGCTCAAGGTGGATCGGCGTCAGCATGATGAAGTTGGTGCCGTCGTACCAAACATGGATCACCATGTTCGGGATGATGTCTTGCGCCTGCAAATCGACGCCGTTCGGCAGCTTGACCGGCTTGGCACCGAGATTGTTGACGTTGAGGTCGATCGGGCCGGTGTTCGCGTTTTTGATATAGACGCTGAAACCTTGGCCGGCCGAATAAGCAGTCGGCGCCACCGGCGGCGTACCGACCAGATGATTGACCGTCCCTATGTCGACGATCCAATCGGCGCCGTTGAACCAGCCGGTGCCGCTGACGTTGACGCTGCCGGTCGTGCCCGAGACGAGCTGAAAGTTTGTGCCGTCATAGACCAAGACGGCAACGCCGCCGCGCCGAAGGTCGCCGGCGAGCAGGGGTGTGCCGTCCTTGCGGATGATTTGCTGAGTGTTGAGACCGTCGACCCGGATCGTTGCTTGACCGGTGTTGTCGTTGCCGACCAGCACTCTCAGTTCGGTGCCTTGCTCATAAGCCGCGATCGGCGGAAATAACGCGATCGACAGCGAGTTGACGCTGCCGGTATCGGTCGCGAACGCGAAGGCGGCGCGCCGAACGCCGCGCGTCATCTGCGCGAGATCAGCGTCGCTCGGAATGTAGCCGCCGAATGTAATCAGATTGGTGATTTCACGCTGCGGATACTCGATCGATTGCGCCGGCGGAATCGAGCCCGCGAGACCTTGCGAGGGGTCGCCATTGACGTAGCCCGCATTCGGGTCGGTGATGCCATACGGCGGCTGGTATTTCACGGTCGATCCTCCTTAAAGCCTCAAGGCGTTCCGGCCATCGGATCGTTTTTGCCGATGTTGGTGTAGTCGAACACCATTTCGGTGTGCGCCGGCTTCCACCGTTGCAGCAAACAATCGATCGGCGATTCAGTGTAGATTTTCAGATGCGGGTGGATGCCGGTTTGACTGTAGGGCGTGCCGCAGCGAAACCATTCGAGCACCGCGGTTTCAGATTGCAGATACCAAAAATATCTGTTCTCCGGCGGGCCGAGATACCAGCGGAAGAATCCGGTGTCGTCGTACTCGTACCGCGTGTCGCCGACTTCCGACACGCCGCACATGAACGGCGCCCATTCGCCGATGTTGATCGCGTGGCCGGTCCACGACGAAATGTATTCAAAGAACGAGCGTGATTGGCCGCCGAGCAGCGTCATGATCAGCACGAGCAAATTTTGTCGCTCGGCGATCGAGATCGCTTCCGGATAGCACGGGTCCGGCAAGCCCCAATTTCGTTCCCAATCCGGTAGCAGCTCGACAGTGGTGCGCGGGTCGCTTTCGATTTCGAGAAGATCGGCGGCGCGGCCGTCGACGAAACCCCAATATTCAGCGAGCCCGTTGACGGTCAGAACAAGCGTCGAGCCGTCTTCGCGCGGCCATGCTTGGCCTTGCGGCAACAGTCCGAGCATGGCGTCGGCGTACTCGGCACCGCCGCGCCGAATGTGCCGATCACGCGGCAGCGAGGGCGGTGTCGGCATCGGTGACCTCAGTGAAATAAACGTCGCCGAGCACAGCGATATGTCCGTTGCTCGGCATGACGTAATCTGTCGCGTCGAGCAGATCGAACGATTCCACGTCCGGCGCGCTCATGATCGCGTACGACACCCAAGCCGAGAAAATCGTTTGCCCGGGCGCGGAGCGCAGCAACAACATTGCGTCCAGGCTATCGATGATTTCCGCGCGCGCCGCCGTCGTGTCGGGATTGAGATTGCCGATCGTCACGTTGATCGGTTGCGGGATCGGACCGAGCACCCAAAAATCTTTGGTCGTCACCGGCCGCACGGTGTCGATATACGAGCGCACGGTGTCGAGGTCGTCGGAGAGCGGAAAGCCGTTATTGTCGGCGCGAAGCTGGTCCATCATAAAACGCAGCGTCACGGTGCCGATGCCCATTTCCTGCGGCGAGCACCACGCCCGCGTCACGCCGGGAACGGCGAGCGCCCATTGCTCGTAATCGGTTTTGTCGCCGCCCATCGGCGGCTGACGGATGCGCTTGAGCACGCGAGCGCGTAGGTCGTCGTCGCTTTCTTCGTCGGCGCCGCCGGCGATTGCCTCGACCACCATGGTGCTGTTGATCGGGCTCGGCGGCGCCGTCAGCGTCAGAAAATCGCCCGGGTCGCAGTTGCCGATCGCACCGGGATCGAGCGCCTGCACTGGCACCGGAACGGCCGCGTCGGCGAGCATGACGGCTTGCTCCATCGTTTGATAGCCGATGCGATTGCCGTTCACGTCGCTCTTAAAGATTTGCGAGAATTGCGGGAGGATCGAGTTTTCGTCGCCGGTTGCAAGCGCGGTGCCTTCGGCGAACGTTGCCATCTTGCGGCCTTGCGAGCCGTCCGCGTTGGTCAACCAGATATCGCCGTGCCGATCGAGCCATTCGGTTTCGGCGGTGTCCGGCAAAAGCTGCAACGACAGCCAATCGATGTATTGCAAGACGAGGTGGCAGAGGCCGCCTTGCGTGTCCGACATGACGCGCAGAACGGAATTCGGAATCGTCGCATCAGCACCCGGCAGTTGGCCGCGAATGGAGTCGCGAACCAGCGACCGCACTTCCTTAAGTGTCGGAGTCGACCAAGGCATTGTTGGAATCCTGTTAGGCGATTGTCGGCGTCGTCGGATAGCCGAGGTCGTACGGCGCAACCGTGTGCGGCCAATTTTGCCAGCCGTCTGGCCGGACGTGATCGATGCAGGCCCACACGCCGGGCTGGCCGAGCAGCTCCGCCCGGACGATTTGTATTTGGTCCCAGCTCCGACCGCAGAACAAACAGACTTGCGTTTGACCATCCATCGCGGATCACCAAGCCGGGACGAGGCGGCCGATGTTGTAACCGTCATCGGCGATCGAGCTGATCGGATATTCGTCCCACAAGATTTGGAATTCCAAATCGATTTCCAGCTCCGGGCCGCGATAGATGCGGACCAGCGCGTTGACCGAGTTCACGCCGGTGCGGGAGACTTGGACATTGAAAGTCGAGGCAATGCGGCGATCGACGAACGGCTGAATTGCCGCCATGATGTAATACTGAATTCTAGTCAGGGTGCTGCCCTCGTCGGCTTGAGCGGGCAGGATCGACGCCCGTTTCATCAGCCACAGCTTGCAACCGATCGGCCAGCCATCCCAAATTTCTTCGGCATCTAAATCGCCCCACCAGCCGGCGCGGTCGGTCGAGTTCGGGTCTGGCAATTTGTCGGTGGTGTCGGCGAGGCTGTCCGTCCCGAGCGCGACGATGATCGCAGACCCCAGCGCTTGGAGC